ATTATTACAAGTTTGACGACAACGGAACCCCGGAATTTTATCCGTCAGTTACAACCATATTATCGCAGACAATGCCAAAATCGGAATTTCTGATTAAATGGATTGCCGACAAAGGTATTGACGAGGCGGAACGATACAAAGCAGAACGGGCGGCGTATGGTACATTTATGCACGCCCAATTTGAGGAACTTATAATTAACCGGGTTTATGATTTGGACGGACTGAAAGCCAAATTAAAAGATTATATTGATAACAACAAATTGCCAGCCGATTTCATTTATTACGCTGATGATTTCAAAAAGGACATATTGGCATTTGCGCAATTTGTTTTGGATTATGACGTTAAACCGTTAGCCGTGGAAATTGCGTTGGTACACCCCGTTCATAATTACGCCGGAATGATTGATTTGCCGTGTACGATGTTATCAAAGCCCGGTTCAAAAGAATACATAAACGCAATTGTGGATTTCAAAAGCGGGCGCAAAGGATTTTACGAAGAAGCAGAAATTCAGTTGCATTTATATGCGATGATGTGGAACGAAAATTTCCCGAATATTCCGATTGACCGTGTTTTCAATTTTAGCCCGAAAGATTGGCGAAAGAAACCGACGTACAATTTGAAAGACCAAACCGACAACCCGAACGCAAAGAAAATCCCGTATCTTTTGGAGTTGGCAGCAATTGAGGACGAAAAACGGGATAATACATTTACGGCGGTTTCCGGGGAAATATCATTGGATAACGAACCGGATTTGACAAACAATATTGTTTCGCTGACGTTGGCGGAACTTGTTAAAAGCAAAGCCCCGGCGGAAAAGAAAAAGCCGGAACCGGAAAAAGCCGTTACCGTTGAGGATTTGAAGAAAGACCCGGAACCCGAACCACAGCCGGAACAGAATGTTATCAGTTGCGAAAAGTTTATTGATTTGATAAACAACGACGACGACAATTATTCATTATTCCAAACAACAGATATTGGGAACACATACGGCGTAAAATTGGTTGACGATGGCTTTAATTTAGACCAATATAGATGGTACAGCATAGCAACCAATATTTACAAGTGTTCCGACGGATATGTTAAAGTAACCGGAGCGTTTCAAATTTTTTCAGAAATGCAGGTTTGGTCGGATATAGACGTACATTCAGAGGCGGAAAAATTGCAGGGAAAAGAATTGCAAGCGTTTGAATTGAGAATGAAAGCGTATGAAATAGAAAATGCCACGGAACAACAGCTGGAACCCGAACCACAACCGGAACCGGAGGAAAAGAAAACCAAGACCGTAAAGAGAACCACACGAAAAACGGCAAAAACGGCGGAAAACAAGCCCGTCAAGGAAAAGAAAACCGCAAAACGTACAATTACACCAAAAAAAGAAAAAGTGGCTAAAATCGAAGAAAAACAGCCTAAAAAGCCGGAACCCGTGACAAAGAAAGATTTGTTGAATACTGAAATTGATATTTGATTATGAAAGGACGTATAAACATAAACAGACCAACCACCGGCATACAACGTGTTGTTTTGCCACGTGTGGGGTTTATCAAAGTAGGGTACAAGGAAAAGGCGGCAAACGGCAAAGAATACCCAAAAAGCGTTAATTATTTTATACCAACCGGAAAGTATGCAGGATTGTTTACGAAAGCATACGGCGAGAAACCGCAAACAATACAGATTGTTTTCCCGGACGACGCCCCGGAAAAGGTTTGCAATGAAATGTACGAATACCGGGACGACGACGGGCGACGCATAGCATACGGCGACGGGGAAACGTTTTTTGTATGGAACGGAAAACAATATTGTCAATATAGTACAAAGGATTATCCCAATTTGATGGCGGGGGTTGCGGAAAAGCACCCCAACCGTGCCGTATTAAACGGCGGCGACGGTTGGATTGTTACGTTGACCGTAACGTTTATTATTCCGTTGGTTCGTGGGGTTGCCGGGGTTTGGCAGTTCGTAACAAAGGGTACGGCGTCAACAATTCCAAATATCCGAGACACGTTCGACGCCATGTTGCAGGAACGGGGATTTGTTAAGGGTATAGTTTGGGATATGAACGTACAATTTGCCGTCTCTCAAAAGCCCGGCGACCGTTCCCGTTATCCGGTCGTTTCCATTGTTCCGAACGAAAGCGAGGGGAATTTGCGTAAAGTAACTGAAGCATTTAAGCCAATAAAATTGATAGAAGAATGAAGAAAATTATTTTGTTTTTAGTGATATCAGTAATGTGTGTAAGCGTGTATGCCCAAACTGTAGTAGAGGTTGAAACGTTGAAAGTAACAGACCTTGGGAACCAAAAATTGTGCGCTGCAAAGGTGAATGGGTGTATAGACCATTATTACATTATGCTTAAAACTAGTAATATATATCAAAAGTATATTACTGTTTACCTTGGGGATAAGGAGGAAGCTATAAGGTTACTCCGGTTTTTGTATGACTTAAATTCTAAGGGTGGAACCTATATACATCTGGAAAATAGGACTAACAACGTAGTTTCATGGAATAGATTAGGCTATTATACAGTATTCTCTGAGGGGAGGGCATTAAAAGGACGTATAAGAAAGCAAAATATTAAGGGCTTTATCGCAGAATTAACCAATAATGTTTGATAATTCAAAAAAAAGTATTATATTTGTGGCGTAAAACAATCGACCGTTACCGATTGAAAGATATTTGCTAATTAGCTACAAAGCCCCTTTTAGATGTGTAACGGCTCTAATTGGGGCTTTTCTTTTTTAATTATGACTTACAATATTTTGATTGACCAAAGATTCGCCGTTGCAAATGAACTGACTATTGTTCAAACAACAACGCTTGCAGCGTGTATGACATTGCCAACGTGGACTAATACAATTACGGTTGATGGCATTGTTTGGTATCAATATTCGGAAACAAAAATGGTAGATGATTTTCCGTTGCTTTTTTCAATCCCTAAAAGAGTTTACAAAAACATTAAAGAACTTGCAGACAGAGGATTTATTGAGTTGAGTTCTTTTGGGAAAACAAAGTATCTAAGATTTACAGAAAAATGTAAAACATGGAACAGAAGCGAAACGGACTTTAATCAGTCCGAAAACGGACTACAAGACTATAATATTAATATACAGCAGTCCGAAAATGGACTAAACAACAGTCCGAAAACGGACTTTAATCAGTCCGAAAACGGACTACAAGACTATAATATTAATAATAATAATATAAATAACACTATAAAGAAAGATGCTAAAGCATCTAAAGAAAATCCGGACGGATTTTCACAAGCCGATTTTTTCAACGAAGAAAAAACAGTTAAAGCAAGTATTGTTTATGGGTTTACCCCGGAATTGTTGGACGTCAGAAAACAAGTAATTGATAAAGTTGATAATTACTTTGCAAAACTTGTATTCCCATTTGATAGCGATGAATTTAAACGGAACTTTTATATTTTGATGTGTCAACCGAAATGGAGAACGTCGCAAAAGAGTTTTTCAGCGATACAAGCAAACTTAAATGGTTTGAGTAAATACCCGGAAGAATTTGCGCTGATTCTGATAAAAGAAAGCATTTCAAAAGGTTGGGCGGCGTTAGAATATGATTCAACCCCCGAAAAATACGAAAAATGGGAAAAAATGAAACGTTCCGTAAAGACAGAGCAGCAAAGCAGCAAAGAAATTGCGGATATGATGAAGTATTTAAACAATGATTTTGATTGATATGGGAGCAATTGAAAAAAAAGAAAATACGGCGTTAGAAATATATAATACCAAGCCCGGAACAAAAGCCATTGAAGTACGCCGTAGAATGGTGCAATTGCCGGAGGTTGCCAAAGCATTAAACCCAGTTGAAAAATATGTTTTCGCAGCGTCAACAAAAACACCAATTGCGGAAATTGACGATGCAAAATTAGTTGAAAATCTTTCGTTACTGTTTAAGCGTATAGCAATAGACGTTGGTTATATAATACCACAGAATGAAAATGATTGGAATTATATACAATCCCGGTTGTTGGATATTCTGAAACGTTATTACTCAGATATGACGTTGGCTGATATTAAGATGGCTTTTGAATTGGCGACGACCGGAGAGTTAGACGAATATTTGCCGAAAGATAAACAAGGGAATCCGGACAAAAACCATTATCAACAGTTCAACGCCGATTACTTTGCAAAGATTCTGAAAGCATACAAGCAAAAGCAGACAGATGTAATTGATAAAGCATACAAAGCTATACCGGAAAAAAACAATGAAATTTCGCCGGCGCAAATACGGCAATTTGAGATACAAAGACAATGGCGGAACCGTTATATTTTCCTTTGCTACAAATACACCGGGAAATTAATATTGGGGCTAACTGATGATATGTTTTTGTATGAATGGTTGCAAAAATGCGGGTTGGCTGATGATGTACAAGTTAAAGAGGACGACCGAAAAGAAGCGTTTGCCCGGTATATGCAGCGTGTAGCCCGTGGAATGATAAACCAACATACAGCGTTTCAAGTTCGCCGAAAAGGAACCGAAAGCCCGGAAATTGATTTTACGGCGTTTGAGGTTGCCCGGAAAAAGGAGATTATAAAAGCATTTGACCGGATGATTTCCGAGGAAATGCAAGTTGATAACTACATGAAGTTTTAAATATGGAACTATTTATTGTTTGCTTTATAATTGGCGTAATAGGTTATTTTACAAAAGCGGGAGGTTATATATGGAAAAAAATATAAGAATTTCAGCAGTAGTGGGAATTGACCCAGGAAGCAATGGCGGTATTGTAACATGGCGCCCCAACCAAAATATAAAAGCAATGAAAATGCCAAAGGATTTAACAGAATTGCGTAATTATTTGGAGTATCTGAAAAGCATTTGTTCGCCAATCATTTTTCTGGAAAAATTGAGCGTGCGCCCGGATGATGTAACGCTTGGTGCCGATGGCGTAAATATGGGTAAATTGTACCGCATACAAAAAATGCTTGCAAACTTTGAGCAATTGAAAGCCATTATAACCGTCGCCGAAATACCGTTTGTTCTAATAGCCCCTATTTCGTGGCAGCAAAAACTAAGGATAAGAATAAAAAATGAAGATAAAAAAGACAGAAAAAAAAGATATAAAGATATAGCACAATCACTATATCCAGAGATAAAACAAACTATGTATTCATGCGATGCAACTTTGATAATGCACTTTGGACGTTATATGTTAGCTAACAATATGGATTGGATAAAAAGTAATTTACCGAATTATTTACATAATAGATTATGGGATTAGAATTTGAAGAATATAAAGAAATATTTCCATCGTATTACATATCAAATTTTGGGAATATAAAGCATGATAATAACTTTCTAAAAAAATGTATCCATTCTAATGGATATGAACAGGTTAATATACGTATCGGTAATAAATATGTTACAAAATTAATACATAGATTAGTTGCTGCGGCTTTCATTCCGAACCCGGACAACAAACCATGTGTTGACCATATCGACGGCAATAAGAGGAATAATTATGTTTCAAATTTGCGTTGGGTTACACCAGTAGAAAACGCGAATAATATTATCACAAAAAAGAGAAGTATAGAAAACAGAAAATCACATAATGAAAAAAAAATAGTTGCAATAAGTGGCGAAATTAATGTGTATTTTAATTCAATAATAGAGGCATCTATTATATTGGGGGTCGATAGAACTAGTATTTCAAAATGCCTAAAAGGTCAAAGGGGGAAAGCTGGTGGATATGTTTTTAAATATCAGGAAATGGTTACATATACTGATTTTATAAATGCTATAAAACAGATGAGGCATAGCCAAAGACGTTACAAACGGAACCCAACCCCGGAGAAATTGGCAACGTTAGAAAGTTGGGAACGCAAAGTTGATGCAATTGTTGCTAAAATAACAGATAAACAAATGAGGCTGTTTTGATTTATGCCCGGAATGTATAACGTTCCGGGTTTATTGTTTTTTTTAAAAAATAAAAAGAAAAAATTTTGGTAGATAAAATGTTATGCGTATATTTGCAGTGTCAAACAATGAAAGACCCCACAGCCTAACCAAAATGCAAAAAGACTGTTGAAAGATTAAGTTCGTAAGGGTAGAAAGTAAGCAACGGTATCTACAAAGGGTTAAATGATGGTTCGGTAACCGATTAAATGAAGTGATAAAGCCAAAATCTTTCAGAGTACGACAAACACCGACCGGGCGGGTTCCCGGATAAATTATAAAACTATGAAGTTATTAGAGATTCACAAAAACGGTATTAATGCGCATAATAATGAAGTTTCATTTTATGGCATAGATTTTCAAACAAAAACATTGATGTTTGATGGAATAGAAAACGTTGAATGTGCAATAGAAATTGCAAAAGAGTTAGGATATAAGATTTCTGAAATACAAATGATGTTTTGATATGTTTATAGATGAAGTAGGAGCAACCCGGCACGCATTTGTTAAGGTGCAAACAATGATATACCAAAGAATGAGAGAAACAAAAAAATAATATTAACCGCCGGGGGAAACCCCGGCACAAACCGAGAGCAAAAATGATAGTTAAGAAATTAGAATTGGAAAATTTCCAAGTAATTAAAGAGTTTAACGCAGATTTCGACGGTAACGTTTATTTCATTACCGGAGATAATGAGTTGGGAAAATCAACCGTATTAAAAGCAATTGGGGCTTTGTTGACCGGGAACCGTGACGCCGTATTGAAGAACGGAGAAAGCAAAGGTTTTGCAAAAATGATTGTCGGCGACGATGGCGAGGAATACGAGGTTGAATTGAAGTTTACAAAGGCAAACCCACGTGGCACGTTATCAATAAAATCAAAGACAACCGGAATGAAAAGCGATAACGTTTCAATGTTGCAAAAGATTTTCGGTTATACAGATTTTGACGCCGTGGAATTTTCTCGTTGGTCGGAAACAGCCGAGGGACGCCGCAAACAAATTGAAGTTGTCAAGGCGTTGTTGCCGGAAAATGTACGCAAAAGAATTGCCGAAATTGATACAGAGGTTGCCGGGTTGAAAACAGAGCGTACCGGAGTGAACCGGGATTTGAAAACTTACAAATCCATATCAGACGCAGCCGGGCAGGGATTGACAACAGAGGATTTGAAAACGTATGCCAAACCAAAGGACATTACCGAACTGATGCGAGAACAGCAGGAAAACGCCCAATTGATAGAAAAAGCAAAAACCGTTCGTTCGGCTTTGGAGCAAAGAAAAAAGCAGTTGGAAGAAATTCCGGAACGTTTAGCAGCGGCAAAAGCGACATACGAAAAAGCCATTGAAGAAGCTAAAAAAGCGATAGAAAGAACTGAAAAACTTTACAAAGAAGCTATTGCACAAATAGAAAGTGAAAAGGCAGATTATGAAGCACGAAAAGCAAATGCCGAAAAATGGTTGGCTAATTACGAAGAAAACAACCCGGAAAAATTAGATACAGCCGAGCAGTTGAGAAAAGCAGAGGAACACAACAAAAAGGCTGCAAAGGTTGCCGATTATCTTTCAAAGAAAAAACAAGCAGACGACAAAAAAGCAGAAGCGGAAAAGATGGATTCAGAAATTGCGGAATTATCCGCCGAGCGTGAAAAACTTATTTCGTCGGCGAAATTGCCGATTTCCGGACTTTCGTTTAGTGATGATGGGTTGGTATTGAATGACGTCCCATTTGTTGCCGGAAAGGTTTCAGATTCGCAAATAATGGAGGTTGCCGCAAAACTGATTATTGCAAGTAACCCAACCGTGAAAATATTCCGCATTGCGAGGGGCGAAAGTTTGGGACAAAAGAGATTGCAGGCAATTTTGGATTTGGCAAAAAAAGAGGGATTCCAAGGTTTTATTGAAAGTGTTGTAAGGGGACAGCAGGATTTAATTATTGAGGAATATGAAGAAAGCGAGTAATTAACCGGGGCGTCGGTTCCCCGGCGTCCCTTAAACAAAACAATATGGAAGTTAAAGAAATGACAATTGCGGGCGTGTTGAAAACACCCGCTTTTTATAATAATCTGAAAGTGGTTATTTCCGATTTGGAAAACACCCGCAGAAAAGCCGGAATGATGGCGGACGCACCATTGAAGCGGCACCCGATAGACCGATTGCAGGAAAAAGGAGTATTTGAACCGGGACAAATGACCGTTCTTTATGCGTCGGCGATGGATAAAAAATTGCAGGGGTATTCAAGCAGCGAAAGAACGTTTATTTTGAATGTAGGCGGAGAGGCTTTTAATAAGACCATGAAACAATTTGTTGACCAAGAAAAGAAAGACAATGAGGAAAAGAGAGATAACAGCAACGGGAATGATTAATAATAACGGCGGTTTACAAATGTACATGGGAGAGTTGAACCAATTCTTTGCCATGCACAAAGGAAGCCGAATAATTGCACGTTTTACCGTTGCGTCTCCCGGTTCATCGGAGGCTTTGAAAGGGTATTACTTTAACTATGTTGTACCGACGTTTAAGCACGCAATTTGGGAGGCGGGCGAACGTCTTACAGAGGAACAAACCGAACGCCGATTGCGTGAGTTGTCCCCGGTTATGTATGAGCAAATACCGAATATTGAAACCGGGGAATATGAAACCCGGTTGCGTAAAATACCGGAGTTGAGCAATGCGGAATTAATAGAACATATCGAATTTTTAAAACAACTTGCAAGTGAAGAATATTATATATATATAGCAGACCCAAATGAAATTTGATTATGAAAAAAGTAACATTGAAAGACAGCAAAGGAAATGAGATAAACGACATTATGAAAGATGTTTTGACGTTCGATTGTGAAACAACCGGGTTGCCCCCAAAGGGCGCAAAATGGGACGTTGATTTTGCGGAATTTCCAAATATTGTGCAATTGGCATGGGCGGTAAACGAAAAGGAACGTTCATTTATCATAAAGCCGGAGGGGTGGGAAATACCGGAGGCCTCAATTGAGGTACACGGAATTACAGCAGAGAGAGCAAACGCCGAGGGCGTCCCATTTGCTGATATTATAGACGAATTTTTGGAGGATTGCGAAAAAGCCCGTTTGTTGGTAGGACACAATATTTACTTTGATACGTCAATTGTAAAAGCAATGATATTGCGCATTATGGGTCGTGAATATTACGACGCAAAAGCGGAGGACGCATTGTTTAAGGGCAAACGAATTGATACGATGATGAAAACAATTAAATTTGTTGGCGCATTGTATGCAGACGGACGTCCGGGCAAATATCCGAAATTGGAGGAACTTTACAACAAGTGTTTCCCCGGCGAAACATTCCCGGCGCATGATGCGTTGGAGGACGTGAAAGCCTGCAAACGTTGTATTCCGGTTTTGGTGGAAAATGGTATTATAGAACTGAAACCAAAAGAATATCCGGCGGAACAATTGAAGTTTAACCCGGAACCGGAACCCGCAAAGACCAAAAAGGTAAAAAGGGAAGTTTTAGTTCACGACCCGAAACCGATATTTGCACCGGATGCAGAGCCGGAAAACAAGGTTGCAAAATTGTTAAATGAAACAGACTTTTAAATTATGAACGAAAAAAAAATGTGCATTGATTGCGTGGATTATCCGGTATGTTGTTTGTCCGGTCGTTGTGCTGATGATGAACCGTGCGAGTATATCCAAGAAGAAACCGACCCGGAGGAACTGGGAAACAATAAAGATTAAAAATTATGAGCGAAAAAAAACAAAATGTTATGCCGATTCCTACAAAGGAAAAGTTTTCATTATCGAAAGTAAAGTTATTGAAAGATGGCGGGTTAGACGTACATTATGAAGTAACGGAAGATGTCGGAAATGAGAGTTACACGAACAAATACCATGTATTGAGTGCAAAAGACATACACCCGGATTTGCGTCATTTGTTTAATGATTTGCGCCCGATTATGGGACGTGTATTCAACATAACGTCATTTAAAACCATGATGGCAACGCCGGAGTTTAAAGCAACAAAGAAACAAACAGATATTGCAGCCGAATTTGCGGAAGAATGTTTGGACAATATAGAGGTTAGGGGCGTTTCTTTGTCCGGGCAAGATGATAACGTAGGCGTCGTTTTAACCGGATTGCTTACCATATCAAACAATCAGAAAACAGCAATCAATACCCCACGAATGAAATATAACGTTGAAACGTTCGGTTTTGAGGAAGAGTTGGAAAACATTGTTTGCGATATTGAAAACGAGGTTTTCGAATTTCTGTTTGAGGGCAAAAAGGCGCAAATGGATTTGTTCGGGGCTGATGGGGAACCCAACCCGTTAGTTTATGTAAATGATGCAGACAACGAAAATGAAAATGATATGTTCCCGGAAATGGCAGACCCGGCGGACGATACAGACAATATGTAATGGAGCCAATATTGTTGACCGAGCGTTGCGAATATGAATATTGCGTTGCACGTGGTTACGAACCGTTATTGGATATTCGTAATTTTCGGTTAGATATACGGTTGCGTGTTGAGTTACAACGGGAATTGTTCGGGCATTGCGTTTTAGGACGTGGCGACATTCCCGTTGCCAACCAACGGTTTTTCCGGTGGGTTTGGGAGCATAAGCCGCACAGATGCGAAGAATGTTTAAAGCCGTTACGGAATTATTCCGCCGTTTATTCTTCGCATATATTGACCCGTGGAGCGTTTCCCGAAATGGCGCATGATGCAAGAAATATAAATATACTATGTTTTGAACATCATTCATGTTGGGAGAATGGCGACCGTGAGAAAATGCGAATATATCCGGGCAACGTCCGGATTATTGAATTGCTTAAAAACGAATACAGAAGTTTGAAAATATGAGGACGAAAAAAAGAACACCCGATTACGGGGCAATTTCCCGCCGTTCAATCCAAAATGATTTTAAAAGGGTACAAAGGTACCCGGAAAGGGAGAAACGCCCGCAAATCGAAAATCCGCCCGAAATAAATGCAGAAAGACGGGTTTTGTTTGTTGGCGAAAATTCAGGTTATTACAAATTGCGTTCTTTCATTGTTGGTAAATTGGTTCGATTAGTTCAAAAATCAAGCGTCGGCGGTTGGGTTTGTGAGTTCGTACACGACGACGACCGAAAAGCGATAAACCATGCCGCCGGATGGTCGGACAATAAGAAACAATATTTGTTGGATTGCGTAAAATTCAAGTGACATGAAAATAAAATCAAAAACCGGATATAAAATTGCGTTATACACGTTCGTGACGTTAACGGTTGCGTCTTATATGTGGGCGTTGTATAGTATCATTGTTTGGATAATTAAAGCGTTTTTTGTATGAGTGTAAACAAGGTTATTTTGATGGGACATACCGGGAAAGCCCCGGATTTTAGGGAGTTCGACAACGGGGGTTGCGTGGCGACCTTTTCGTTGGCAACCACGAAACGAGGTTATACCACAAAGGAGGGGCGGCAAATCCCGGAGCGTACCGAATGGCATAACGTCGTATTGCAAAACGGGTTGGCAAAGGTCGCCAATCAGTACGTCAAAAAGGGCGACAAACTGTATATTGAGGGCGAATTGAGAACCCGGAGTTATGACGATGCGCAAGGCGTCAAACGGTATGTTACCGAGATAGTCGCAACCGATATGGAAATGTTGACCCCGAAAGCGACCGGAGCCGGGGCGCAAGTACCGCCGCCGCCCGTGCCGGATGCACCCGCCCCCGACGGAAACGACGATTTACCATTTTAAGCCGTTGACGATATGGGAGCGATAAACGGACGGGTTATTTACAGCCCAAAAGGTAAAGCCGGGGAATACGCCGAGAACGCCGCCAATTTCTTTGTCGGTTGTTCCAACGGTTGTACTTACTGTTATTTGCGCAAAGGTCGTGGCGCAAAGGTATTGGGAGGCAGTCGCCCGGAGTTGAAAAAGACGTTGCGGGAATATCCATACGCTTTGGATATTTTCAAAAACGAATTGTTGGCGCATAAGGAGGAATTGCAGAAAACGGGGTTATTCTTTTCGTTCACGACCGACCCGTTGTTGCCGGAAACGGAACGGTTGACCCGTCAAGCGGTCGGCGTATGCCAACGCCACGGCGTCCCGGTTAAGATATTGAGCAAATGCGCCGAGGGGTTGAACCGCTTCATTGATTTTGCCGAGGCGTCCGAGGGTTGGGACGTGTCCCGTATCGCTTTGGGCGCAACGTTGACAGGTTGCGACGAATTGGAGCCGAACGCCGACCCAAATATGATGCGGGTTAATGTGTTGGCACGGGCAAAACGCCACGGGTTCCGCACCTTTGCAAGCGTGGAGCCAATCCCGCCGGGAATGTACGACCGGGCAATTGGGATAATCAAATTGTCGTATCCGTTCGTTGACCTGTATAAAATCGGGTTGCAGAGCGGCGGCAAATATCCGAAACGGGAAATACGATTGATTTACGACACAATTACGGAACATTGGGAGGGACGCCCGGAACAACCCCGTATCTATTGGAAAGATAGTATTGTTAATCCGCTGGGGATTGACCGGGGAGAATTGCCGGGGTATTGTGTCCCTGTTAATTGGGATTTGTTTAACAATGAAAAGTGAAATACGGGTTGAGGTTTCCGCCGATTGCCGATTGGTCGGAGTAAGGACGGACGGCGATGTTGTCGTTATCATTTACGAGCCAATCCAAAACGTCCGGCAAATTGGATTTATCCATTACCCGGAACCCGACGACGAAACCGAGGAACCCGAAAATAAAAAAGTAAATATGCAGTACAGCAATAAGGATTACAACCCGGAAAAACACGACCGTTGGCGTGCGTTGACCGTAAAACAGCCATACGCAAATGATTTGGTAACGGAGGCGTACAAGGACGAAAACGGTATTGTTTACGGGAAAAAGACAATTGAAGTTCGGAGCAAAAACACGTCATACCGTGGCGACGTGCTGATATGTTCCGCAGCGTCCCCGGTTTATCCGGGAATGGAAAGCGGCGTTACTTTGGGATTGGTTGAGTTGTACGACGTAAAGCCGATAAAAGAGTTTACGCCGGAGGATTGGGAAAACACCCGGATTCCAAAGGAAAAGAGGGCGAAAATAACAAAGGGGTACGGGTGGTTGATGCGCAACCCCCGCCGGGTTATTGAATTTCCGGTTAAGGGGCAATTGGGGATTTACAATTTGGTTTATACCAAAGATTGTATATTGCCGTACCCCGTGGCAATGGTAATGGATAAAAAGGGTTATGAATTAGCAAGAAAGGAGGCACACAATGAGTAAGGACAAACACACCGTCCAAACAGGCATACACGTTGGGCGGGTCGGCGTCTATGTTTACGCCCGTGAGTATTGGCAATATCATAGTTGGCAATTTGGGGTATCCATTGATGCAATAAACGGTTACGACCGTTATGTTGATATTGAGGCGAAAATATTGTTTGTCGGCATTGGCATACGGTTTATATGGATTAAAAGAAAGGTAAAACGATGAAAGCAAAGATTTTATTGTTATCTTTGGCAACGCTTTTGTTGGGGGCGTGTCAAAGCGAGAACGAACCAACGGAGGCATTTAATTTACTTCAAAAATCCGAGAGCATGGAAGAAAGAAACGAGTTTGTAACGAATACCACGGCGGCAATGATACAGATAAACGCCCCCCGGTATAATTGTGAGATTGTCGAAACCGCATTAGCCGGGGGCGATAGGGTACGAATTTGCGTAAAAGGCGCAAAGGACGATTTGGACGCATTGTTTGGCTATGTAAACGAAGCGGGCAAAGAATGAGAGTTAAGCAACCCGAACCGTTCGACCCAAACAGAGAGTACAACCCCGGCGAACGTTGCGTTTACCGGGGTATGGTATTGATTGCCGAGATATGGACGGCAGCGGATGCACGATTAGCCAACAACAACCCCGCAATATTTACGCAACGTTGCGTTCGCTGCAAAATCCAAAGGGAAGATTGCCCCGGAATAGGTAGGCAATGCGATAAGTACAACAGAACCGACCGAAAAACGATATTTTGGCGGTTGGCATATCCGAAAACAGTAAGAACGAATAAAAAATTAGAGCATGACAGAAAGTAAGTTAAACCCGTTTGATGCGGAATTGTTGGTTATGATTGGCGATATTGCCAAAAGCCAACCGGAGGTCGAGGAAAAACCCGACCGTTACGAAATCACGGTTGACACAACCGAGATACAGGAAAACGCAATTGAAGCACTAAAACAGGCAGTCGCCGGACGATTGGGGAAACGCTTGTTAGTTACCCACACGTTAGACGCCGCCGTTGTTTTCAACGTCGAGTACGACCCGACGGAATACCCGGAACAAATCCGCACCCGGTTAGTTGAGCCGGACGCCACGGCGGGAACCCGATATTGCCGCACGTTGTTAGAAGTTGACGCAATACAGGTACGCCGGGACAATTTGGACGACCTGTTGAGATTTACCGGAGGCGGAACCATGACGATACCGAGAACCCCAAACGGGCGGGCGGTTTATTCGTTCCCGGACGGCAACGGCATTTTCATTGACGCCCCGGAAACGTACTACATTGTCCGGGAACCGGACGGACGATTGACAACCCGCCCGGAAAGAGAGTTTAACCGGGAGTTTGAGCCGAAAGGCGTAAGCGTACCGAAAGAACCCGGCGATAAGGGATGCGGGAATTGCGCCAACTTTACAAACGAGGACGTCAACGGGAACGGTTATTGCGAGGCGTTCAAATGCGAACAATCGTGCGGCGTTATGCCGTGCCAAGAGTACAAACCCAAAAATCAATAAAGCGATGAACAAAAGAGAAAAATTTTTGAAAGAGATTGCCGAGGTTATCAACCGTAATTCTTTGGAGGCGCATTTTAACGATGCCCCGGATTACATATTGGCGGAAGTAGCAGTTGAAGTAATGGAGAATTTCGCCGAAGCGTCCGCACGGAGGGACAATTGGCACGGGTTCAAAGAAGCCGATAAGCCGGGCGAGGTTGTGTGGAATGAGGATTGCGACAATTGCCCGGTTCGGGGGATTTGCCCGGAGCATAAGAAGCCGGAGGCGTTCGACGTCCCAAAGGAGGTGCGAGCAATGGCGGAATTTTTCGGCAAGATGTTCCCCGGTTCCAAAGTAGAAATACACCGGGTCGAAATGCCGAAAAGGAACCCACGGGATAAACGCCGGGCAAAGAACAAAAGGAAAGGGGGCAACAATGGGAAAAAGTAATTGCCCCGGACAATCGAAGCCCGAAAAGATATGCGGGACGTGTCGTTATTTTAACCCGGAATATCCGATAAACGGGAAACCCCGCCCGGTATGTTTAGCGTTGAAAGAAACCAAAGACGGGCATACGTATAAAATCACATTAGGAGTTGAACCGCATTTTCATTGCTCAAACGGAAAGTATGAAAATGGAATAGGACGATAGAGCAATAGCCCCGGAAACAAAGCCGGGGTTTTGCCGTTTATATGTGAGAGAGAACAAACGGTTGGCAATGTACAGGAAAAGCCGTAAATTTGCCCCGTGGTTAAAAGATAACCGCCGAGATATAGAAAGTATTGAATAAGACAATAAAGCCTCTTAAAATGGAAATTCCGTGCAAATAACTTGCAAAAGGGTCAGCAACGTTTTAAGGAGGTAAACAGGGGAAAGGATAAAGCCCGGAACGAAAGAACAAAGGCAAAGGAGCCGATAAGGAACCAAGCCAAAGGACGAAAAGGCGTAAAAGGCAGATTTTGACCCCTGTTTGACATTAAAAGAGGTTAGACGATGGAAAAATTGAACAAAGGGCGAAAGCCCCCCGGATACAACAAACGTTCCGAGGAACAAAGGATTTACGATGTACGGTTTTGTGCCGACTTGTTTTTGCGTGGTTATTCGTATCGAGAAATTGCCGACGCATTGAACCGGGATTTGTCCGCCCGTGGCGTTGGTTATACAATTTCGTTTCAAATGGTTTATTACGATTTGCAACAATGCCTTATCGAATGGAAGCGGGAACGGTTGGAAACAATCGACGAATATGTTACGCAGGAATTGCGCAAGTTGGATAAAATGGAGCAACAAGCGTGGGAGGCGTGGGAGGTATCCAAAACCGGAAAGCAGCGCACCAAAGAGAAAACCAACCGGGGGCGTCCTATCAAAACGGATGCGACCGACGGCGACCCGGAATATTACGGGTATGACGAAACGACCGTTGAAACGTCGGCGGGCAATCCCCGGTTTTTGGACTTGCTGTTGAACATTCAACAACGCCGGGCAAAGATGTTGGGATTTGATGCACCCGTTAAAATCGAGATACCCGGATACAACGCCGGGACGGACGACGATAAACCGAAATACGATGTTAAGGCAATCCCGGACGACCTGTTGTTTGCCGTCGCCGACAAATTGCAGTCCGCCGAATTTCAAAAGACAATCGCCGAGAAAGGAGGGGCGCAATAATGGCAAAGCGAATGAATGTTGTTAAACAGGTTGTAACCAAAACGAACCATTATTGCGGGGATTGCGGACACGGTGTTTGGTATTTCGACCATGAGAATTTAGATGTTGCAAATAGATTGCCGATTTGTTGCCGTTGTCCGTTTACCCCGAACCGTTCCCGGATAAGGAGCGAAACGGCGTGTTTGAATTGGATACCGAAAAAGCCCGGCGAATTGATAGTTACACCCGATAAAATTGTACGACCATGAGCAACGAGGAATTATTGAAGATGTACGAGGCAATCAAGGCAGACCCCGGCGAATTGGTGCGAGCCGCCGCCCGTAAACGTCTTATCAACTTTGCCCGGTATATGCAACCGGATTTGGTATTGGAACCGTTTCATGTTGTATATTATACCCTGTTGGATATGTTTGCGCATGGCAAAATACGAAAGATGATTGTACAACAGCCGCCGCAACATGGCAAATCGGAGGGGTCAAGCCGCAAATTACCCGCATTTATGTTGGGGTTAGACCCCGACCGCAAAATATGTATCGGTTCGTATGCGGCGACAATCGCACGGGATTTTAACCGGGACGTTCAACGAATAATCGACACGCCCCGGTATCGTGAATTATTCCCCGGCACGTACTTAAATGGGTCGAACGTCGTAACAATGGCGAATACCTATTTGCGCAATTCCGATGTTATCGAAATGGTCGGGCGTAAGGGGTCGTTGCGTGTCGTCGGTCGTGGCGGTTCGCTGACGTCTAAAACCGTGGACGTTTCGATATTGGACGACGTGTATAAAGATTACGCCGAGGGTAACAGCCCGATAGTACGGGCGGCGGCGTGGAAATGGTACACGACCGTTGTACGCACCCGTTTACACAATGATAGTCAAGAATTGATTGTATTTACCCGTTGGCACGACGACGATTTGATAGGGCGCATTGAAAAGAGCGGCGAAACGATTATTGATGTTAAGTGTTGGGCGGATTTGGAGGACGTAACGCCGGGGGCGTGGGTGCGCATAAACTTTGAGGGGTTGAAAACCGGGGAACCGACCGAGATAGACCCACGGGAACCGGGGGCGGCATTATGGGAAAGCCGACACAGTAAGCAAAAGTTGGAAGCGCAAAAGGCATTAGACCCGGTGCAATTTCAATGCCTGTATCAAGGCAACCCCGGTTCCGCCGAGGGTCGATTGTACCAACCTTTCAAAACGTGGGTCGAAAAATCCGATTACGGCACGTACATTCGTTCCGGCGCATACATTGACGTTGCCGACGAGGGCGACGACCTGTTGTTTGCCGCAACGTATGACGTGTATAAGTCCGACAATCTGTTTTTCAACGAGAAAACAAAGCGCATGGAGCCGATATTGTTTGCCCTTATTACAGATATGGAAATGACGGACGAAAATACGGACGTTACAACCGTAACCGTCCCGGCGATGATTAACCGGAACGGGACGCAAAAAGCGTGGGTTGAGAGCAACAACGGTGGTGCGGGTTATGAAAAGGTTATCAAAAAGAAAGTCCGGGCGATTACCGACCCGTTTTATCAAGGGGGCAACAAGGAAAGCCGGATAATAACAGCGTCCGCAATGGTTAATCAACATATAATTATGCCGTTCGGTTGGGAAACCCGGTACAAAGCCGTTTACGACCATGTAACCGGATTTTTGCGCAATTTCGGAGCCAATACGCACGACGACCCGGAGGACGGATTGACCGGGATATATGAAAAGGAGATTGCGGACGGCAATATACAGCCATACGCACACGCAAACCGAGGCGTAAGACGACGCAATTAGCAATATTTTTGAGATATGCAAGATTATCCGGGAAAAAGTTTATAACTTTGTAACCAAAACGAGGGGGGCAAAGGGACAGCCCCGGAGAAAGTAACAATATTTTTAACGTTAAAAACAAAGAAGTATGATTTGTAAATGTCCGGCGGGGACGGCGTTGCCCGATGTACCCGCAATTAAGTGTTCGGAAAGTTTCGGACAGGTTCAAAAAGTGGCTTTTCAACGTCTTATGAAAGATGACGGAAGCAAAAACAGTTTTACGAGTGAAAAAGCGATTACGGCGTTAGCGTCGTGGACGTCCCTGTTATCGGCGGAGGATAGCACGAAAGTAGTTGTTTCGCCGTATATCCAAGCCCCGACCGCCGAGGCGGGAGCCGCCCGCACCTTTGGAGGCGGTAACGAAACGTTGGGAGGCGTCGAAGAGATTATTGGACGTGAACCAACCCCGTTTACCGGAGTTATCCGCAAAGCCCCGCAGGAGGTTATCAAGGCATTAAAGGAAATGCAATGCGAAAGTTGGGGCGACAATTTGGGTATCTTCATTTTCGACGAAAACGGCGCAATCGGCGCAATCAAGGGGAGTACAGACGGTACATATTACCCGATACCGATACGTTCGTTGTTTATCGGCGATAAGACGTTGGGCGGATTGGAAGCCCCGGACAGCAACGCAATACAATGGTCGTTTTTGCCGAATTGGTCGGACGATTTGGCGATTGTTGCCCCGGCGTTTAACCCGCTTACGGATTTGAAACCCGCATGAAAGTAATGACGGCGAAAGTTACAAAGGTCGTGTTGGAGTGTCCGACCCTTAACACGACCGAAGAATTTGAGATTAACCACGCCGAACGCCTGTTGCGGATGCCTAACAATGGCGGTTGGCAGTTGCCCGAAAAAACACCTTTTGAATTTAGCAAAGAAAATGGGATTAGATATAAAACGCATAAAAAAGGAAATAACGGAACCGAGGAAAAAGGCGACGATAGATAAAGCGGTCATACACCAAAACCGCATTAAATTTCACGCCCAAACCAACGTAACGCCCTTAATGTGTTTACCCACGACCGATTTTTTGGCATGGGTTCAAAATCTTATCCCGCACGATAAATTCAAAATCTTCAAAACATTGTTCCGTTACCCCGTTCGTACCAACGAGGTAACGGGCATTTGTTTTGATAAGTTAAGCCGTATTTTCGACGGTCGTAACCCGGCGTTCAACTATCAATTTCAAAACACGGAACAACGGGACGATTGGGAGTATTACCGCCAAGATGTATTAAAGGAGCCGGAAATTTGGAGCACGAAAGGTTGGGAGTTTTTCAAGACGGAAATAAACAGCGTCTTAATAGTTGATTTGCCCGCCGAGCAAAACCCCGCCGACCGATACCCGACCCCGTATTTTTATTGGCTACCTATCGAAAGCGTCATAACCTTTGAGGCAAACCGGACAACCGGGGTTATGGATTGGATAATTTTCCGCCAACCCGATAAACGTATTGCAGTTATTGACGATGAACGATACAGAGTATTTGCAGAGGACGACGGCGGCAACATAGGCGAATTATTGGTTGATAACCCACACGATTTGCGCTATTGCCCCGCCCGTTTCTTTTGGAACGAGCCAATGAATTTGCGAGAACCGGACGTTAAACAATCCCCGCTAACAAAAGAATTGGAGGCGTTGGATTGGTTTTTGTTTTTCCATATATCGAAGCGGCATTTGGATATGTACGGGGCGTACCCGATATATTCCGGTTACGAACAATCGTGCGATTTTACAAACGCCGAAAACGGCGATTATTGCGACGGTGGATTTTTGAAAGACAAACAAGGGTATTACAGGTTAGACCAAGCCGGGTTATTGATGCGTTGCCCCAAGTGCGGCGACAAACGGATTACCGGGGCGGGTTCCTTTGTTGAAATACCGATACCGGACGGGGACAAACAACCCGATTTGCGGAACCCGGTACAAATGTTGACCGTTGACCGTACAAGTTTGGATTATAACGTTGAGGAAGAAAAGCGATTGCGGGAAAACATTATTACCGCCGTCGTCGGACAAAACGAGGAAGTAACCCAACGGGAGGCATTCAACGAACAACAGGTTAAAGCCGCATTTGAGAGCCAAAGCACGGTATTAAACCGAGTGAAAAAAGGCTTTGAAGCCGCCCAACAGTTCGTCGATGAAACGGTTTGCCGATTGCGATACGGCAATATGTTCGTATCTGCAAAAGTCAATTACGGCACGGAGTTCTATTTGTACGACGTAAGCGAGTTGCGGAACCGTTACAAGTCGGCAAAGGAAAGCGGCGCAAGTGAGGCAGAATTGGACGCCCTACAAAATCAGATTATCGAAACGGAGTACCGGAACAACCCAACCCAATTGCAGCGTATGTTGATATTGGCAGAATTGGAGCCGTACCGCCATTTGACCCGGAACGAGGTATTGGATTTGTACGGGCGTAACTTAATCCCGGAGAATGAATTGCGTATAAAGTTGAATTTCGCTAACTTTGTCCGCAGGTTTGAACGGGAGAATACAAACATTTTGGAATTTGGAACGCAAATACCATTCGACCAAAAGATTTCAATAATAACAAGTAAATTTAACGAGTATGCAAGTAAAAACAGCAACCGAGGGTAAAACAAAGGACGTCGCAATTACCTACGTCACCCCCGAAAACTACATTGTACCGAGCAACGAACAACATTTGTATCATTGCGTTATTGAGGTACGCAAGTTTGACAGCGAAACGGGAAAACGCTTATCCGTTCCCCGTATCCAAAAGTTCGGCAAAAAGTCCTTTGAAAACGGCATTTTGGACGCACTGAAAAAACAGGGTTACACGATTACCGTATTGCACGACCCCAACGAGTACGTCAAGGCGCAAGCCGAGGAAAAAGCGGCACGAACCGCCGCACAGCAGAAAGCCGCCGAGGAAAAAGCCGCCGCCGATGCAAAGGCAAAGGCAGAAGCCGAGGCGAAAGCCAAAGCCGAGGAAAAAGCGGAGTTAAAGGCTGAAATTTTGGCGGAATTGAAAGCGGCGGGAGTTATCCCGGCGGAACCCGCCAAAGAAACCAAAGCCGAGGACAAACCCGGAGCGAAAAAGTAACAGAGTATTAAACAATTAAAAAATACGATTATGGCACAGATTGCACAGCAGGACAATTTGGTTATTGAAGTAACAACAACCGCCGCCGCATTGGATGGCGCAACAAAGAAAAAGTTGATTGAATGTATTGAGGGCGGAACAATTACCGACGTAATTTTGGTAACAAAAGAGGTTGAAAAGAAAATCAGCTATGCACGTGTTGTTAGTTGGTTGGTTGACACAACCGGGGATTCGCCAAAATACACAATTCATATTATTGACGCAAACAGCGGAGCAGTAGCAGCAATCGCACTTAATTAATTCAAAGGGTAAGAATATTATGTTAACGAGAGAAATTTTAATTGCAAATGCGGCTTTGTCCGGTTTGACGGACGAACAAATTGCGGCAATTACAACATTGTCCGCCAACGACGAAAATAGCGTTATCGCCAAAAAGACGGGCGAAATTTACGGCGGATTGGATGCCGATATTTTGGCGGCGTCCGGTATCGCAAAGAACGGAACCGAAAAGACGTTTGATTACGCAAAACGTGTGGTCGCCGAGTTCAAAACCAAAGCGGAAAGCGCAAGCGCATTGCAAACCCAAATCGACAGTCTGACGAAAGAAAAGGCACGTTTGGAAAAGGCAATTGCCGACGGTGCGACCGATGCGGAAACGGCAAAGGCGTTGAAACAGGCGAAAGCCGATTTAACGGCGGTAACAACGCAGTTTAACGACCTCAAAAGCAAGTACGATGAAGCCGAAAAGAATTTCCAAACGGAGTTGTTCGGCGTTCGTATCGAGGGTGCATTGCAGACCGCAACCGCCGGGTTGAAATTCAAACCGGGATTGCCCGAAAGCGCAACAAAGGTTTTGTTAGCGCAAGCAATCGACAAAATTAAGGGTATGAACCCCGAATATATCGACGACGGAAAAGGCGGTAAAATCCTTGCTTTTAAGGACGAAAGCGGCGCAATTATGCGTAACCCGAACAATCAGTTGAACCCGTACACCCCCGGCGACCTGTTGGCAAAGGAATTGGAAACAATGGGTATTTTGGATAAGGGACGCCAAGCCGGAGGCGGCGGAACGGTTCCCCCGGCGGGCGGTTCCGGCGGTGGTGGCGGAACAACCATTGACGTAACGGGCGCAAAAACCCGTGTCGAAGCTTACGAAGCAATCGCCGCAAACCTTATGGCGCAGGGTTTAACGGCGGGTTCCGAAAAGTTCGACGCCGCAATGAAACAGGCATGGCAGGACAACAATATTGCCGCATTGCCGGAAAAGTAAACAATCACGGGTAAAGGGTAAACCCGCATTTAATAACAATTAAATTTTTAACATTATGTCATTAGTAGCAACAAGATTGCAAAATTGGCGGATTGAAAACCCGGAATTAGACCGTAATATGACCCGCCCGTGTGAGTATGGCGCATTGGATTTTTTCATTGAGCAAACCAACGCCCCGTCCTCAATCATTAACCCCAATTTGCGTGACCGTGCGTTTGCGTCCATTGGTAACACGGTACAAGTACCCGTTATCAATTACGACGGCGATGTACAGGTTAGCAATGTCCGTTCGTGCGTTATCGCTGACGATGAAAATACGTCCGCATTGGTAACGGTTGTTTGGGCGACTTATGCCATTGGCTTTACAATGGTTCCCGCCGCATACATGAACAACGAAATTTCCTACGAACACGACTTTTTGCGCAAAATGGAAAAGACGTGCCGGGCTTTGGCGGACAAATTGGACGTCGGAGCCGTTGCCGCATTGGAGGCAAACAAAACAAAGGTGTTCAAAACGTTGCTTAACTACACGGAGGCGGGCAACGTGGTACAGGTTCCAACCCAAATGGCGACCGAGATTTTGGGCGATATTAACCCGATTATGCGGGCTAACTGTTACCCGGAATATATCCACATTATCGCCAACGCCGGGGTTGATAGCCTTATCCGTAAACTTGCGCAACATGGCGTTTACAACGACGTAAACAAGCGCATGGAGTACGACAACAAGGTTTTGCACTACACGAACAACGTAACCGACGAAGCGGGCAAAATGGGAACCATGTTTGCCGTTGCTGACGGTAATGTTGGTATCCTTACCCGTGTTGACCGTGAGGCATTGCGCCGCACCCGTGCGAATTTCCACGAATGGGACGTTGTACGTTTGCCGTACATTGATTTGCCCGTTGGTTCGCACTATTACACCGCCGTTGGCGACCAGTCCGCAATCATGGGCGCCGCAACCGCCGATTTGACGTGCGCCGTTAAGGAGTATTTCGGATTTTCCGTTGACGTGGCGTATATGGTTGCTTACAACAGCAACCCGGATACCGTGGCAAACCCAATTATCAAAGCCGAGATTGCCGCCCGCAATCCGAACGAACCGTTGGGTATGCCTGTATATGTAACCAACGCAGCGGAATTTCCCGCCGGAGGTGCGAGCGTATAACGCCGGAGCATAACGAATTGTTAAACCGAGGGGACGGGGTGGTTATCCCCGCCCCCTTATTTATTTCAAACGCAGATGTACAGATTACAAGAAATACAGGATGCATTATTGCACGTCGTCGGGTGGGAACAATCATACGACCCGGCAAAGGCGATAGACGACAATTTAACGCAGACGGAAAGCGGTTTGACGTTTCAAGGAGCGCACCCCCTTGTTACTTTGGATAATGTCCGGGCAATCGTCCCGGATGATTTCGTTTTTCAATATCCGGTTTGGAATATGATAAGGGAATACAAAGCCGGGGAAAAGGTTCGACACAACAACAAAGTTTGGATTGCGGCACGGGACAACCAAAACGAGGAACCGACCGAAAGCGATTTTAACGACGATTACAACGACGATTACGGCAACCCATATTGGCAACCGTACAATTTCATTTCCGATTATTTGGAGCGGTTGACCCGTAACGGTATTGCGCAAATGGTACAAACATTCACGCAAATAAAGGGATTGGATAAGGAAACAAAGAACCTATTGGAACGGCGCACGTTCTTTGACGGTGCGGGACGTATCCGGGCGACGTTGCCGAATAATCATAAATTAGTCGGGTTTGAAATTGTCCCGGTTCGTTCTATGGGCGTAACAATGAAAATCGAACAAATCGGGTTGCAAATGACGGGCGCAACCGGGGTTGTCCGTATGTATCTTTTCCATTCGTCCCAAATTGACCCGATAAAGACGTTTGATTTGAATTTTACGCAGACAAACGGCGGTTTTCAATGGTTCCCGTTGAAAGATTGTTATTTACCGTATATCAGTACCGGAAACAACGCCGGGGGGTCGTGGTTCCTTTGTTACAACCAAAACGATTTGCCCGCCGGGATGCAGGCAATTAACATGACAAAGGATTGGAGCCGGGAGCCGTGCGGGACGTGTACGGGTTACGTTGATTTGGAGCGTTGGCGGGAAATAACCAAGTATTTACAGGTATCCCCGTTTATGATGAACGCCCCGGAAACATTCGACGAATACCCGGAGTTGTGGGATATTGCGTTGACGATGTACACCAATACGCAGAATTACGGGTTGAATTGCGAAATAACCGTTGGTTGCGACCTAACGGATTTTATCATTAAGGAAAGGCAGATTTTCCAAACGGTTATCCAACGACAGGTCGCCGCAATCATGTTGCGCACGTTGGCAATGAACCCCGATGTTAAGGTAAACCGGAACCAAGTAAACGCAACCCGGTTGGAAATTCTTTACGAATTGGACGGCAACGTTGAGGGTCGCCCCGGCGGTTTGGGTTATGACCTTAAAAAAGCATACGAGGCGTTGCGGTTGGATACGCAGGGTATCGACCGTATTTGCCTTACTTGTAATAACCACGGTGTAAAATACCGGACAACGTAAGATTATGGCGGGGTTAAAGTCAATACAGGATTTACGCAACCGGGTTGCCACGTTCAACAACGGGTTATCGTCCGGCGCATACATTCAACAAATCATTTGGGACAATGACGCCTATATTGTTGATATGAATGCCGAGGAACAATTGTTTGAACAAGGTATTAACCGTTTGGGCGTGGATATTATGGATTACGCCCCGTATTCGCCGTTGACGATAGCCATAAAGGAGGAAAAGGGACAACCGACAAACCGGGTAACGTTACGGGATACCGGGGATTTTGAAGCGTCGTTTTTTTTGGAAGTCGGCGACAAACAGTTTGAAATAAAAGCGTCGGATTTCAAAACGGAGGACTTAATAAAAAAGTACGGGCGGCAAATATTGGGATTGACGGACGAAAATATTGCGGCGTTGATTTGGCAATATATATTCCCGGACTTAATGAAGAAAGCAAAAAACGTATTATATGGCAACGAATAAGAGAACAACCCCTATAATTCCCAACCCGGTTTTAATCGACCGGGTTTTGGGGAACATACAAACCGGGTTAATGGATAACGTCGATTGGTTGGACGTCGCATTTGGGCGGGCGCAACGTATCGCCAAAGTGATACAGGGCAAACGCTATTATACCCCGAACGTATATGCGGGCGGGACGGAATGGAGAGGCGACAATGATTATATCGACGTTTCCCCGGATGCCAATATTGGCAATTTTTCGTTCTTTTGGATAGACGACCCGCAAACGGTCGGTTGGGTTCCCAAAGAGCAAAGCGAGATTAAAGCCCCGTTTTCCCTTATTGTTTGGTTCGATTTGCGCAAGGTTTACCCCGGTCAACTCAACAACCGGAATACCGAGGCATTGAAGAACGAAATATTGACCGTCCTAAATGGCGGTTTTTGGCTGAAAGACGGGACGATTGTAATAAACCGGATTTATGAGTTGGCGGAAAACGTGTACCGTGGGTTTACGTTGGACGAAATAGATAATCAATTTTTAATGCACCCGTTCGGCGGTTTTCGCTTTGAGGGTGTATTGTCAGTTAATCAACCTTGTAACATTTAACGATATGGTAACTTTCATTATTTGGGTTTTGGTCGTGGCAACCGTGGCGGCGTTCCTGTTGACCCTGTTAAAAAAGTGGGGCGTTATTGAGTACGTCCAAGTTCACGGCAACGACTTTTTTGTTAAGATGTTCAATTGCGGCTTTTGCTTATCATGGTGGGCGGGGGTCGTTTTGTCCGTCCTGTTTGCTATATGCACCGGGAACCCGGCATTGTTATTGGTTCCGTTTTGTTCAACAGTCATAACCCGCATACTCTTATGAAAACGACAAAGATAGGGGAACGGGCGGTTGTGTTGTACGACAGTATCGACGAATTGCCGATTTTGCGATTTCACGCATATAACAAAATGTTGCTTATCGACGCCGGGGTTGGGTCGGATTTGAACGATTGGGATGCGCATATTGAAAAGGCAATCCGGTTTATCCGAAAGGAAAAGCCGGATTTGGCGGAAAAGGAATTGGATAATTTGCGGCAAAACGTTTATTTCGTCCAATCCGCCATATCGCCAAAGTATTTGGCGTTTGCCTGTTTGGTTAAGTCCGTGGACGGAACCGAATACAACGATATGACGGCGGACGGTTTGCAAAAGGTATTGGATTTATTCGCCGATGCGCCGAACGCCGAGTTGACCGCCCAATTGGAAGCGGTCAAAAAAAAAATAGATGAAGAATTGCAATTGTATTTTCCTAAACTATTCGACGACGCCACGGTTAAAGAGTATTACGACCAATTGAAGCAACGCACGATGTTAATGTTGGATGCGATAATAAAGGGGGACGAAAGCGACAAACGGGAAGAAATAGACCATATTACGACGTTGTTGTTGACTTATACAAAACCCAAATCGTTTAGCGGGTCGGATAGCGTGGAAATACAATACGACAAGCAGTTTGAAAATATGTGTTTGATGTTGTCCCAACATTTGCACGTAAACCCAAAATCGTTTACCGTTTTGGAATATTACAACGCATTTGAATACATTAAGGAGCAAGCGAAAAAAGCAAGCAGAAAAAGCCAAAAATAAGGCGATTTAAGGTGTTTTATTTTTCAGACGATAAATTATACATTTGAGAAAAGAAAATTGATTGTAGGGCAAATTGCCCGAAAATAACAAAAACAAATAGTCGGATATATGGCAGATAACAACAACCCAATTAAATATTCTGATTTGGTAAGCCCCGATAATTCGATTACTGATTTGATAAAGCAATTGGATGAACTTTCAGACGCATATACAAATGCGTTGAAAAATATTAGGGCGGAAGCAATTCAGTTGGCGGCGGTTCTGCAAAAGGTTTCCGGGGCAACCGAGGACGGCAGGAACACAACCAAGAAAGCCGCAGACGATGCGGAACGTTTGGCACGTGCGCAACGTGATTTGGCGTTTGCAGAAAGCGAGAACGCCAAAAAGTTAGCCGAGTTAAAATTGGCACAACAGGAAGCGAACCAAATTAATAAACTGATTGTGAAAATAAATCAATCCGCCGAGGGTAGTTATAACCGTTTATCGGCGCAATATTCATTGAATAAGATTTATTTAAACAACATGACTAAAGCCGAACGGGAAAACACCGAGGAGGGGCGAAAATTGGTTGCACAAACCAAAGAAATATACGAAGAAATGAAACGTTTGCAGGAAGCAACCGGGAAATTTCAATTGAACGTCGGAAATTATACGGAGGCGTCCGACGCAATTATTGCGTATGGCGACAAATTAAAAGAAACGTTAGGTTTAAATAGCGCATTTGGCGAAAGTCTTTTGGCGTTAGGACGTGGCGGGGCTGAAAGTAAAGCCGTTTTTACAGCTATTGGCGACGGGGCAAAAGCATTGGGAAAAACTTTGTTGGGATTACTTTCAAACCCGGTTTTTTTGGCGATTGCCGGAATTGCGGCGGCGGGTGCGGCGTTTAAATGGTGGTACGATTATAACGCCGGGTTAGTTGAGGCAACGAGATTGACGCAACAATTTACCGGGAAAAGTGGCGATGATTTGAAAGCGTTTAGAAATGAGGTGCAAGCCGTCGCCGATTCATTCAACGCAGATTTCCGGGAAACATTGATTGCAACAAACGCATTATCAAAACAATTTGGTATTTCTGCAAATGAGGCATTGCAGTTGGTTAAGGATGGTTTTTTGTCCGGAGCCGATGCGAACGGGGAATTTTTAGACACGTTGAAAGAATACCCGGCATATTTCAAAGAGGCTGGAATATCAGCAGACCAATTTGTTGCGATTGTAGCCCAAACAAACAAAATGGGTATCTTTTCGGACAAAGGCGTTGACGCAATTAAGGAGGCAAATTTGCGTTTGCGTGAAATGACGACGGCGACGGCGGCGGCTTTGGACGGTATCGGTATTTCGTCGGAACAAGTTCAAAAAGATTTGCAGACCGGAACCAAAACAACGTTCGATGTTATACAAGACGTTTCCGCAAAATTGGCAGAATTGCCGGATAATGCGGCAACGGTCGGGGCTGCAATTGCAGATATATTCGGGGGGCCCGGAGAGGACGCCGGATTGCAGTATTTGCGCACGTTGAAAGATATTTCAACAAACATGGATGAAGTAAAAGGGAAAGCCGGAGTTTTGGCGCAATTGCAGGAGGAACAATTGCAAAGCCAAATTGAGTTGCAAAACGCATTATCCGGGTTGTTTGACGCAACCGGATGGAATTTTGAAACGTTGACAACGCAGGCAAAAGTTTTTGTTAACCAAGGATTGACGGCGATAATAAAAGGGGTTATTGATGTTGTCAATTACTTTATTGAGTTGTACAATGAAAGTGTTTTGATACGTGCCATTTGGAACGGTATAGTTGCCGGATTTAAAACCACATTTGACACGTTGGGAAATTTGTTTGGATTCTTTATTGATATTGTCAAAGCAACCGGAACCGCATTAAAGGGAGCGTTTACGTTGGATTTTGACGACGTTAAAAAAGGGTTGTCAGATTATGCAGCAGCGTACGGAAATTTGGTTAAAGCCCAAGTTAAAGACATAACAGAAAATTTCCAAGAGGGTTTGGATGGTATGCAAAAGAAAATAAAACCGTTAACAATCCCGGTTTCTGTTGGAGATACCCCGACGCCACAAACAGACAATAAGCCCGTAACGACACAGAACCCAACCGTAAAGCCAAGGGGTAAAAGCGATGCGGAAAAGGCAGCAGAACAGCAAGCAAAACAAATTGAGGCGGCATACAAAAAGAATTTGGAAGCAACCCGAAAATTGCAGGATGCACAATTGCAGTTGGAAACCGACGAATGGGCAAAGCGTCGCCAACAAACGCAATATCAGTATTCCCGCCAAATTGAGGATTTACAACACCAATTGCAGACCGAAAAGGATTTGAACGAAACCGGACGCCAAGCGATAAACGCCACAATTACGGCGTTGGAACAGCAACAAACCGAGGCATTATTGAAAATCGAACAAGACCGACAATTGCAGGAATTGGCGTTGCAGAAAGAAAGCATTGAATTACGTTTGCAAGCAGTCAAAAAGGGAAGCGAGCAGGAAAGACAATTGCGGATGCAGTTGTTGGAAAACGAAAGACAAACCGCATTATTACAGAACCAACAGAAACCGACCGGGCAACAGCAAGACGCCGGGGCGATTAATGCAAGTTTTGACGCAAAGGGAGCCGGAATTGCGGACGAATATTTGCAAGCGCAATTACAGATATTCGACCAACAACAAGCGTTGGCACAATCGGAGTTTGATTTGTTGAGAAATTCAGAAGCCCGGAAAACTCAATTCCGTTTGCAAGCAGAAAAGGAACGTTTGCAAAAGGTTTTAGAATTAAATCAGCAAGCCGCCAATAAATTGTCTGATGTTGAGGTACAAACAATTCAAAACACTATTAAAAAAATAGACCAAGAAATTGAGCAATCCAAAGGGGAGGAACGAGGAACAGACATTTACGGTTTGTTTGGGCTTAATTTGGACGACGACC